GTGGCTAAGCAAGGTGATAAGGTTAAGACTATCCGCTTTGGACAGCAGGGTGTGAAGACAAACCAGACTGTAGGGCAACGCAAAGCCTTTAAGTCTCGTCACGCAAAGAACATCAGCAAGGGCAAGATGTCTGCAGCTTATTGGGCTGATCGTGTTAAGTGGTCCCCTAGTAAAACTAAATCTAGTTCTCCAAAGTGGAAGAAAGGTTCATAATGGATATCTTGAGCAGTAAGGTTGTGATGGGGGTCGCAGCGGCTTTAATTGGTCTAGTGGGCGCGGTTTCGTATAATTGGGCTAGTTGGGCGACAGAAACCTTGATCGCTGTAGACAAGCGAACCGAAGTCATGGCTGTTCAGATGCAAGCAATAAAGCTGGAACTGGAGCGTTTGTATGCCGTTAACAGATAAGGGCAAAGAAATCATGCGCTCCATGAAGAAGGAGTATGGCCCTAAAAGGGGTGAGCGTGTGTTCTATGCTTCTAAGAATAAAGGAACGATATCTGGTGTAGAAGAAATGAAATACGGCGGGTTTACTTCCACTGGTGACGACACGAAAGACCTCGAACTCATTCGCATGGGTAAAGGGGGCAAAGCTAAAAAGAAACCTAAAAGCCGTGTAAATGAAGCTGGAAACTATACAAAGCCTACTATGCGCAAGAATTTGTTTAATAGAATAAAGGCTGGTGGCAAGGGTGGTAAACCGGGTCAATGGTCAGCAAGAAAGGCTCAAATGCTTGCAAAGGCTTACAAAGATGCTGGGGGTGGATATAAGTAGTGGCTCTAAAAAAGTCTCAAAAAAGCCTTAAAGCTTGGACGAAACAGAAATGGCGCACCAAGAGTGGGAAGCCTAGTAGTAAAACTGGTGAGCGGTATTTACCTAGTGCGGCTATTAAGTCTCTTAGCCCCGCTGAGTATGCAGCCACAACAAGAGCAAAACGAAAAGGCACGGCTTCAGGCAAGCAGCATGTGGCTCAACCTGAAAAAATTGCAAAGAAAACCAAACGATTTAGAAGTGTAGTGACATAATGGCTGTAGTTACCCCCGACCTACCTGAAATCTTTGAGGAAGCATATGAACGTGCTGGCCTAGTTATGCGTACAGGCTATGACCTTAGAACTGCTAGGCGCAGCCTTAACCTTTTAACATTGGAGTGGCAGAACCGTGGGCTTAATCTCTTCACTATTGAATCAGGCACGATTGCTGTATCAGAAGGTACGGCAACGTATACCCTTCCTTCGGACACAATCGACATCATCGAACACCAAATCCGAACAGGAACAGGCACCAACCAAGTCGATACCGCCCTCGAAAGAATTAGTGTCGCAACCTACGCCCAGCAAACCAACAAAAACACGCAAGGTAGGCCGACCCAAATCTACGTCCAAAGGCTCTCGACAGAAACAAAAGTAACTCTGTGGCCTGTGCCTGATGGTTCAGCAACGTACACTATATTTTATTATAGATTGAAGGGTATAGACGGCCTTTCTTCTGGCGTTGGCGATACAATTACGTCTGTGCCACCTCGCTTTGTACCGTGCCTTGCTGCTGGCTTGGCTTACTACTTAGCTATGAAAAGGCCAGAAGTGGCTAACAGAGTGCCAGCACTAAAACAGGAGTATGAGTTCCAGTTCGAATTAGCTGCAGGTGAAGATGAAGAAACGGCATCAATTAAGTTTGTGCCGTATGATACGTTTGTTTTAGGTGGATAATGACATACGCAAGGGGTAAATATGCTTTTGGATACTGTGATAAAACGGGATTTCGTTACCCGTTAAAAGATCTTGTACCTGAGTTTCAGAACGGCGTTAAAACAGGATTTCTTGTTGGGAGGGATGTGGTAGACCCAGATCAACCACAAAACTTTCTGGGGCGTGTAAAAATATTCGATCCTCAGTCTTTGCGTAATCCAAGACCCGATACATCTTTGGATGAAAGTCGGGGTCTTTTTGGATTCAATCCTGTTTGGAATGATGCTCAATACATGACAGGCCAAGTTGGCACAGTTAAGGTTACTACATCTTAGGAGTTAAGAACATGAAAAAGAAACCTATAGCTATGAAAAAAGGTGGTGCACCTAAAACAAGTTTGCGTCCTAAACGTAGACCCCCTTCTCTTCGCCCAAAAGCTAGACCTTCTGGAAAGCTCCCATCTACTTCGGAGGGTACGCCGATTGAAATTGGCCCCATGCCGGAACGTGGTGATATAGAGCTGATGCTTATGGAAGAGAAGGAGCGGGTAAACAAAAAGATGGGTGGCGGTAAAATGCACCGTATGCCAGATGGTAGTATGATGGCGGGGGCTTCACACGGCATGAATTATGGTGGTAAGGTAAAGAAAATGAAGCATGGCGGTAAGTGTCGCGGAATGGGTGCGGCAACTCGCGGTGGTAACTTTAGTAAAGATGGATAGGTTCAAATGAACTATTCTGAACTGACACAAGCAATAAAGGACTATACGGAAAACACGGAGTCCACGTTTGTAACGAACATTCCTACGTTTGTTCGTCAGGCAGAAGAACGAATTATGCGAACTGTTACTATACCTGAACTACGTAAGAATGTTACGGGTACTTCAAGCCTTGGAACTCCTTATCTTGCTAGACCAGCGGATTTTCTAGCTATGTTTTCTCTTGCTATTATCGATGGTAGCAACAACTATAATTACGTCCTTGAGAAAGAAGTAAACTTTATTAGAGAAGCGTATCCTTCAGCGTCTACGCAAGGCGTTCCAAAATATTACGGTATTTTTGATGGTGATGCTTTTTCTGCAAGCGCAGAGACATCGAGTGGTAATTTCATTCTGGGGCCAACCCCAGATGCAAACTACAACGTCGAGCTTCATTATTACTATGACCCACCGTCTATAGTCACTGCGGGGCTTTCTTGGCTTGGGGACAATGCAGAGTCAGTTTTGCTGTATGGATCTCTTATTGAAGCTTATACTTTTATGAAGGGAGAAGCTGATATTATTCAGCTTTATATACAAAGATATGAAGCCGCTCTGCAAGAATTGGCTGTCTTAGGAATTAAGCTTCGTAGTGATACCTATAGGGAAAGCTTGGTTTAATGTTTGATGCTAGAGTAGACATATCCGAAGCGCCTATCGTGAACGTAATTACGACAGAAAACCGTGGTCAAACCCCGGAAGAGGTTGCGGCAAGATGTGTAGAAAGGATTGTGCAGGTTTCTGAAACCGCGCATCCAGTTTTGAGAGATCAAGCAATTGCCTATCGTGACGCTGTACAACAAGTGGTGACGTTTTACATGAAAGAGGTTATAAAAAGTGACAGAACAACGGTATATAATGCAATTAAGGATGCTGGGCAACTCAGTCTGGCAGAAGCCATAAGGAGACTTTAGCATGGCAATTACACAGGCAATGTGTACTTCTTTCAAGAAAGAGCTTCTGTTAGGAGTACACAGGTTTGGAACGAATGCAGCCGACACAATGAAGTTGGCTTTGTACACAAGCTCCGCAACACTAGATGCGACAACGACAGCTTACTCAGCCACAAATGAAGTGTCTGGTACGGGATATAGTGCTGGTGGGGGGAGTTTAACTGGGGTGGCTCCGACAACAAGTTCGACCACAGCGTTTACAGATTTTGCGGACCTGACGTTCTCAAGCTCAACGATTACCGCAAGGGGCGCACTGATTTACAACAGTACACCAAGTGCTAATGATGAGTCTGGCTCTGCGCTTACGAATCCGTCTGTTGTTGTTTTGAATTTTGGTTCTGACAAGACATCTTCAAACGGTGATTTTACAATTCAATTCCCAACAGCGGATGCGTCTAGTGCTATTATAAGGATCGCGTAACAATGGCAGTGCTTGTAAACAGGGCAAAGATGTCCACGGCAACAACAGGCACTGGGACGATTACATTAGGCAGTGCGGTTTCTGGGTTTCAAACTTTTGCTGATGCTGGTGTTACTGACGGGCAGACGGTTCGTTATGTAATTGAAGATGGTGCAAATTTTGAGATTGGTAACGGCACATACGGTGCGTCAGGCACGACGTTAAGCAGGTCAGTTCTTGAAAGCTCAAACTCAGACGCGGCGATAAACCTGTCTGGGAATGCTTTTGTTTTCATTGGCGCGATAGCTAGAGACATTACTTCAGATGTGGCAATAACGGGTGGTAGTGTGACGGGCATTACGGATCTTGCTATTGCTGATGGTGGAACAGGCGCTTCAACTGCGGATGCGGCGAGGACTAACTTAGGGACAACGGACGAGGCCACGGCTCTCGCCATTGCATTGGGCTGATCTATGGCAAACACATTTAAAGTTGTAACAAAAGCGGGAGTAACGACCCTAGATGATATTTACACGGTTGCGGGATCCACAACGACAGTGGTTCTTGGTTTGGTTCTTGGCAACACAACATCTAGTCAGGTTACGGCTACGGTGACGCTTTCTAGTGATACAGCAAACAGGGCTGGTAATAACGACGAAGCCAATCAGGATGTTGAGATTGTGACGGATGCGCCGATACCTCAAGGGTCATCTCTTTCTGTGCTTGATGGTAAGGTTGTTATGGAAACTACGGATATTTTGAAGGTGTCTGCATCAGGTGCAACCGATGTTATTCTTAGCATTATGGAGCAAACCTAATGAGTAACCAAAGTGATCTTGCAAAATCTGCGGCTGGGTTTAACGGAGATCCTCTAAGCATTGATACGGCAAACAATAGGGTGGGCGTGGGTACGACTTCTCCTTCAAACCCAATTACAATTGACGCTGCAAATGCACTTGGCTCTACTTTTACAGGTACAACGGCAGGTGAAGGCATAAGAGTCAGGCAAACAAGCTACACGGCAGATAATTATGTTTCTTTAATTGAGGCTCCATATGTTAATACTGCATCTGCACCTTCTGTAAGAATTGGAGCTAAGTTTAGTGGTGGTGGGTCATCATTAGCTTTCGGCACCACTAATAACTACGGTAATGGAATTACAAATACCGCAATGACCATCGACAGCAGCGGTAAGCTGTTGGCGGGGACAACCTCTACATTTGACAATGTAAGTTTTTTATTAGCCCAAATTTTAGGTGGCCTTGCAACGAAAATAAATACTACTGCTTCAACAACTCAAATTTCATTTTTCAACCCAAATGGTCGTGTTGGCTTTATTGGAACAAGTGGCACTACCACGTCTTATAATACTTCTTCTGACTACCGCTTAAAAGAAAACGTAACAGATGTTACTGATGGCATCACAAGGGTCAAACAACTAGAACCCAAACGTTTTAACTTTATTGCTGACCCTGACAGAACGGTAGATGGCTTCCTAGCACATGAAGCACAGACAGCCGTACCAGAGGCAGTCACAGGCACACACAACGAGGTTGACGATGATGGCAATGCAGTCATGCAAGGTATCGACCAAAGCAAACTGGTGCCTCTTCTCACGGCTGCACTGAAGGAAAGCATAGCCAAGATCGAAGCCTTGGAAGCTAGAGTAACAGCACTGGAGGCTGAATAATGGCAGGTTACATTGGCAGTCAAACACCTGTAGTCTCTAACGGATCGCAACGTAAGTACACGTTTACAGCCACGGCTGCACAGACTGTCTTTACTGGAATGGACATTCCTAACCCCCAGCAAATCCAAGTGTTCCAGAATGGTGTACGTCTAGTTATTACAACTGACTATACTGTTTCCAGTGGGACCACAGTAACGCTTGTAAATGCAGCTTCTGCTGGTGATAGCTTAGTGGTTATTCTGTTTGCTGATTACCAGTTGCTTGATACAGATGCTTTGACGTTTACGGGTGGCACTACAATTGAAGGTGATCTGACTGTAGACACTAACACGCTTTATGTTGACAGCACGAACAATAATATTGGCGTAGGAGTTAGCTCACCCAGCTATCCAATGACAATCGCTTCTGCATCAAATGCCGTTGGTTTGGCAATTAACGGAAGAAGTGCCGATGGTTTAGGCGCTGCATACTGGTTTGCAAATAATGGTACAACCCAACATGGAGACATCAGAGCCTCTGCCTCTGAATTTAGGATTAGTTCAACCCCAGCAAGTGCTGTTCAAACATTTTACACTAACGGCTCAGAACGCCTCCGCATTCTTTCATCTGGTGGCATCACCTTCAACGGCGATACCGCTGCGGCGAATGCGCTGGATGACTATGAGGAGGGAACCTTCACGCCTACCTCTACAACTAACTCTGGTACAGCGGCAACTTTCGGAACAGCGCAAGGTGCCTACACTAAAATAGGTAACGTAGTTCATTTTTCCCTAGACGTAACTAATATTGATACTACCGGAACCACTTCTAGTTCTGGGTTTCGGATAGATGGTTTACCTTTTACTGTAGATGTAGATGGCACAAGAGCCGTTGTTCTTTGGGATAACATAACTTTTCAAGGCACTAGGACGTCTTGCGTGGCAACTATTAGTACGGCTGAATATATCCAGTTAAACTCAATGGGTACTGGTATTTCAGATACAGCTGTTGATTACGGGGATCTGAGCAGCGGCGTAACAGATGTATTTATCTGTGGTTTTTACTACACAGATCAATAACTCACTGCATAGCTTTGGGTTGGACAGTCCAGAAAAGGAGATAAAATCATGGCACTGACAGAGACAACTGAAAACGATAAAATAGAAGTCGTATCTAAAAATGGATATAAGTTAGTATCTGTACGCACTGCTTCAATCATCTACCGTGATGGAGTAGAAGTCAATCGCAATTTTCATCGCACAATGGTCAAGCCAGATGCTGATCTTTCTGAACTAGACGCAGATGTGTCTGCAATTTGTACAACTGTGTTTACACAAGAAGTTAAAGATGCCTATGCAGCAATGTTGGCGGCATCGGAGGAATAATCCATGTCAGGCTATATCGGCACAATACCCACACCACAGGCAACGATGAACAGGGATGTCTTTACTGCTACGGCGGGACAGACGAGTTTTCCAACATCAGGGTATACACCGGGATTTCTTGATGTGTACATGAACGGCGTACATTTGGTTAATGGTACGGATTATACAGCAAGTAATGGTTCTGATGTAGTGCTTACCTCTGGGGCTGCTGCTGGAGACAACTTAGAAGTTGTAATATTTAAAACCTTTGAGACTGCAAACTCAGGTGGAAGATACAAAGGTGAACGTGGTACTATAGGAAGTGTGGCTTCAGCGGGTGACATCTTTAGGATTAATCAGCAACAGCTAGATACAAGTGTTACTATAGACGCCACAGAGAATGCTTCCTGTGCTGGTCCATTGACCGTGGCCTCTGGCGTTACACTGACTGTTACATCAGGGGGGAACTTGAGCATTGTCTGAGATTAGAGCAACAACAATAAGTGATGCGGCTGGTACTGGCCCTATTACGCTGACTAAACAAGCAGCGGCTAAAGCTTTTGCCTCAACTAACGCTGCTGGAACAACTATACATGAGAGCCTAAATATTAGCAGTTTAGGAGATACATCTACAGGACAACAACTTTTAAGTTTTACAAGCAACATGAGTGGCTCAACATATATGTCAAACGCTAACGCTAATAGTTCTCAAAATGATTGGGGACACGCTGGCAGTATTACTAAGTCTACCTCTCAATGCGATACTTCTGCTTATGATGGTGGTGCAAGTTATCAAGACAATGATATGTCTACTGTTATTATGGGAGACCTAGCATGAGTACGATAACGGTCACAAACATCAAGGCTACGGGTGAGACAAATAGTCGTGCGGTGTCAGGGGTTGCTGCGGCTTGGGGAAATTATGATGGTCAAGGGACTGCGGCTATTAATGACAGTATGAACCTTTCTAGCTTAATTGACTATGGAACAGGCTTATTTGGAGTAAACTTTGGTAATCAGATGTCTTCTGGAGTGTATGCGATGAGTGGTCTTTGTGGCGACTATAGTCTTCAAGGACACTTACACAGTTACGATACTAGCAGCTTTAGAACAGCAACTGGGGCAGGGATGTATACACTATATGCGTCTGATCTTGGCGGCGGGGGTGCTGGCTTTGATTACAGTACAAACGATGTCGTAATCCACGGAGACCTAGCATGAGTACACTAAACGTTTCCAACATCACCGATGGCACAACAACAGTCGGCACTTCATATGTGGTCAATGGGGCTGCGAAGGTTTGGGTTAATTTTACTGGAACTGGTACCGTAGCTATTGATGACAGTTTAAACACAAGCAGTATTACCGATAACTCCACAGGAAGATACGAAGCTAATCCAATAAATAATTTTGCTAATGCTAATTACTGTCTTACGCATGATGGCCTCATTGATGGTGGTAATGGGTGGCATATATCTTATTTTGATAAGACAAGCGTTAATGTTGAGCTTCTATATATCAATACATTGGGTTCCTATGCAGACTGTGCAGATGCAAGCGTTGTTTATTTTGGAGACCTAGCATGACGCAGCACCTCTGGACACGTCTGCTAGAAGCCAAGGCACGGCTCAAGCCTGTGCAGTCTAAGTACCGTGTACTCTTTGAAGATCCACGGAAACCAGACGCCCCTGCCAAAATTCTTGTGCCTGATCCCAACTGGATGGCCTGTGCGCTAGAAGGTAACATCTTGCCACCTATTGACACCTACCAGCGTGATCGTTTGGTGCCTGACGGAGAGCCAAAGGAACACCCATACGCAGAACCTATCGAAGCTATGACAGAAGAAGAGGCTATAGAGTATCTGGTTCAGAAAGACATAGACCCTGCCGTGTGGCGGGATTACCAAGGAAACAGAACAATCCTAAAGATTGTGCCTGTTGAAATGATCCCTAGTGATCGTACTTTCCGCAATGCTTGGGTCATCTCGCAGCCAGAGGAAATAGCATGAAAAAGATTGTACCACCCTCTAACGAGATGCTTGAATATATAAAGCTGAACATGAAGGTTCAGGACGGTGTTGTTGTTTGGACGAGCACAAAGTTCAAACGAAAAGAAAACCAAATGTGTGGATGGGTTGATGATAACGGCTACCAAAGAATAGGTTTGCCAAATAAGAAAATGGTTCGTGGTCACCAAGTGTCTTATTTTCTTTATACTGGAAATTGGCCCAACAAATACATCGATCATATAAACGGCAATCGTACGGACAATTCGATAGAGAATTTGCGGCTGGTTGACGACTTTGGGAACACACGAAACACAAGAGTAGTTAAAAACATGACTGGCTATCAGGGCGTATCTTTTGCGTCAGGAAGTTGCAAAACTTTATACAAGTCAGAAATTATGGTAGAAGGTAAAAGGAATTACCTTGGATCATTTGAAACAGCCGAAAGCGCATTTGAAGCATATAAAGCGGCGTCCCTCAAATTGCACGGCGAGCATTCGCCATTTCTAAATGGAGAATAAACCAATGACAAC